TGATGCAGTGGATGCCTACCGTGCCTACTATCACGGCGATAAGGCTGGCTTTGCGGAGTGGCGGCACAGCAACCCACCAGTGTGGTGGGTGAGGGAGGACCGAAGCCAACCCCGCCGCGTCCGCGGTGTTTAGCTAAGAGAACCAACATGACACAAGGCAAAAAATCTACCATCACCGGAAAAGCGAACCGTTACATCGTGTTCCGGTTCCTCAAGCGGTACATGACGCAGCACCTCGAATGCCCGACGCCCATGCAGGTCGCCGAGGAGACAGGGCTGCACCGCGCAACGGTCACCGACCACATGCAGGGCCTTCGCGGTGCTGCGGGCCTTCCCGTCCCGATCCCGAGACATTGGTCCAACGCCGCCCGCAAGCGGTGGGAAGACGGGGCGCACGACGACAAGTACGAACCGAAGGACTTGGTGTCTCTCATCGGAGATTCCTGATGCCGAAGAATAGAGACCTAATCCAACGGCTCTACATCTATGGGCATGGCGGAGTTCGAGTGCGCCCATGAGATGTTTACCGAAGCCGATGTCGTGTTAGTGCGACACTAACAAAGCGGGTGTGGTGAAATTGGTAAACACAAGAGACTTAAAATCTCTCGGCTTCGGCTTTGCCGGTTCAAGTCCGGCCACCCGCACCAAACATGAAACCAGTTACTACGGAGAAGCGGCGTTGAGTTTAACAAAACTAATAAGGGATATGCGACGGGAGAAGAAACTCTCGCAGGAGGATTTAGCCGACGTGGCCGGGGTGCACAGAAACACAATAGGCCGGATGGAAACCGGCGAGGATGTAATGCTGAGTGTGTTTGAGCGTGTAGCTGATGCACTTGGCTACGAAGTTGAACTCTTACCAAAGGAGATTACCAGTGAGCAAAACGAGGTTGCACACGACAAAAAAGCAGTTCGAGGACGCACATGATATAGCCGACACAGGCCGTGCGCGTAACGTCGAAATACCCCGAAAGATGTTATACGCGCTACTGATGGATCATTCTGAGATGATTGGGAAGCTGGGCCACGACGTGCTTATCGTGCCGGGAGAGAACGATGACGCCCGAAGCTAAAGTCAAAAAGGTGGTAACAAATCAACTCAAGGATATCGGGGCTTACTACTTCTACCCCGCTACAGGCGGTTACGGACGCAGTGGTGTGCCAGATATAGTAGGCTGCTACCTCGGACAGTTTTTCGGTATTGAGTGCAAGGCTGGTAAGAACAAACCGACAGCTTTGCAGGAGAAGAACCTAGAAGACATACGCAAGGCCGGAGGCATCGCTATGGTGGTGAACGAGGAGAACATGCACGATGTACGAGAGCAACTCATTGGGTTCACAGAACTATAAACAAAGGAGAGTCACTATGAAGTTTTTTGATTGGTTGTTTGGGAAAGATTTAGAAGAGCAGTTGGACAGCACACCGCCGCAAGCAGAGAGGCAGTGGCGCAAGCCACGCGGGGCGGTGAAGGTGTGGCGCTATTGCCGCGCTAGTAAGGTTCACGGTAGGGAAATCTACTGCCCTCAGTGCAGTGCGCCTAGCACAGTGTATCACTTCGCTTGGTCCGTGCTTAAGTGTACGAACTGCGAGAACAGCAGTGAGCGGCGGCAGTGGTACACGGTGCGTACCGACAAAGAACTCAAGCGACAGATTGCCCAAGCTGAAGCCAAAGCAGGGGGCAAGAAATGGAAGGAACTCAAGCGGCAGATTACTCAAGCTGAAGCCAAAGCAGGGGGCAAGAAATGAGCGAACAACTAGAATTACCGTTCGACCCGCCGCTAGACCGCGCCATGAAACGTGCAGAGATACTACGCACGGCGGAGGAATACATAACCAAGGATCGAGCGGCCACGCATGGCAATATGGAGGATAACTTCTCTACGATTGCCGTGTATTGGTCAGAGCATCTGGGGATCAAGGTAACCGCTATCGACGTAGCGGCCATGATGGCGTTGCTAAAGGTTGCACGGCTCAAAAGTAGCGAGGGCAATGAGGACAACTGGGTGGATGCCTGTGGGTACCTAGCTTGTGGTGGTGAACTAGCTTGCGAGGGGAGTAACAAGTTGTGACTAGACCCAAGAATATATCCGACGAGGAGTGGCGAGAGCGGGAGAAAAAATACTACGAAAACAGAACCGAGGAACAGAAGGAACGTAAAAACGCTACAACGCGGGAATGGAGGGCAAAATGGAGGGCAAACCTGTCCGAAGAACAGAAGGAGCGTAGACGAGAACAAGATAGAAGGCGACGGGCAAACCTGTCCGAGGAACAAAGAGAGGCGTTGAGGGTACGTGTACGAAAAGAAAATAAGAAATACTACGAAAACAGAACCGAAGAACAGAAGGAGCGTAGACGAGAACAAGCTAGAAGGCGACGGGCGAATCTGACCGAAGAACAGAAGGAACGTAGACGCGAAACGGCACGTGCAGCGCGCAGGGCCGACCCAGACAAATACCAGCCGCGCCTAAGATTTAAAAGGGCAAGGGATAACCTGTATGACTCCTATGTGAGAGGGCTTTTGAAACGTTATGAATGGGGTGTCGAGCCACCACAAGAACTAATCGAATTAAAAAGAGTGCAACTCAAGATAAGAAGATATCTTAACCAAGGAGAACAGAAATGAAGACCATAACAGACCTACGTGACGAACTATGCAACGCCTTTGAGGATTTGAAAGCGGGAAAAATAACCCCCAAGGTAGCCTCAGAGATGAATAACTCTGCGGGTAAAATCATACACACACTGAAGGTGCAGTTGGACTATCACGCAATGACCAAAACTACACCAAAAATCCCGTTCCTTAAATAGTACCGGAGAGTAGGTAATGGACCTCATAACAATCGACTACGAAACTTACTACGACAAAGAGTTCTCGTTGTCGAAGATGACAACAGAGGAATACATACGCGACCCACGGTTCCAAGTAATTGGGGTAGGCGTGAAGGTGAACAACAAAGAAACGGAGTGGGCTAGTGGAACGCACGAAGAAATCAAAAGTTATTTACAAACATTCGATTGGCATGAGGCTATGCTTCTTGCTCATAACACTATGTTTGATGGTGCCATTTCTAGCTGGTGTTTTGATATTCGTCCTCGGGCTTATACCGATACTCTGTGCATGTCCCGTGCTGTTAATGGGGTGGAAGATAGTGGAAGCCTCAAGGCGCTGGCTGTTAAGTACAACGTGGGTGTTAAGGGAACGGAAGTCGTCAACGCCCTCGGAAAGCGCAGAGAAGATTTTACGCAGGATGAACTAGACCGCTACGGCGACTACTGCATTAACGATGTGAACCTGACCTACGAGTTATTCAAACGTATGGGGTCTGGTTTCCCCCGCAAGGAACTCAAGCTGATAGACCTGACACTGCGTATGTTCGTAGAGCCGACGCTGGACTTGGACCTTGGGCTACTCGAAGAACATTTGAGGAATACTAGAGACTCAAAGGATGACTTGTTAAGGGACGCGGGTATCGAACGCGAAGAACTTATGAGCAATCCTAAGTTCGCAGAGGTATTGCGGTCGTTCGGCGTCGAGCCGCCGATGAAGGTAAGCCCGACCACAGGTAAGGAAACCTACGCGTTCGCCAAATCGGACGAAGCGTTCAAGGCGTTGGCTGAGCGTGAGGACAGCCGTGTACAGGCTGCGGTGGCGGCGCGGCTTGGCGTTAAAAGCACTCTGGAGGAGACACGCACACAGAGGTTTATAGATATAGCCAAGCGTGGGTTGCTGCCGGTTCCAGTTAGGTACTACGCCGCGCACACTGGGCGTTGGGGCGGTGACGACAAGATCAACCTGCAAAACCTCCCGTCACGCGGACCAAACGGCAAAGCCCTCAAGCGCAGTATCATCGCTCCCGAAGGGTACTCAATCATCGAAGCGGATTCCGCGCAGATCGAAGCACGGGTGCTGGCGTGGCTAGCAGAGCAGGACGATCTTGTTAGTGCGTTCACTAACAACGAAGACGTTTATGTGAAGATGGCGTCCCGCATCTATGGCGTTGATGAGGCTGACGTAGACAAAGACCAACGGTTCGTCGGTAAGACTACGATCCTTGGGGCTGGCTACGGTATGGGGGCGGTGCGTTTCAAAGAGCAGCTAAAGACGTTCGGTTTTGATATGGAACTGGACGAAGCCCGACGGGTCATTAACATCTACCGAGACGCTAACTGGAAGATAAACCAACTGTGGCGTGACGCGCAGAACACGATAGCGTCGTTGTACAGCGGCGGCAGTACGTCGTTTGGTGTGGGTGGTCTTATCGAAGCAGTCCCCGATGAGTCAGCACTTCGCTTACCTTCTGGTTTGTTGTTACGGTACGGCGATCTACAGGCCCACCAGACCGACATGGGTTTTGAGTACGACTACAAAACCCGCCGTGGCCGGACCCGGATATACGGTGGCAAGGTTATTGAGAACGTATGCCAAGCACTCGCACGGTGCATTATCGGTGAGCAGATGCTAGAGGTAGCCAAGAGATACAAGGTCGTTCTGACTGTGCATGACTCTATCGTTTGTTGCGTCCCTGATGCCGAAGCCGAAGCGGCCAAGGCGTATGTCGAGGAATGTATGCGTGAAGTTCCCGATTGGGCCCACGGTTTGCCCGTCGATTGTGAAGCTGGAGTTGGTAAATCCTATGGAGACTGCGAATGACGAACGAGCGTGATAACAACACACACGATACGATAGACAACATGTGGGCTAGAGGTATGCCTGTTTGGACAGGGGGTAGAGCCATTGATGAAGTGAGTACGCGGGGTGAATTCATAGACTGCACCAATATAGAATGTGATGGGCTTATCAAATTTGATACCGTGCGGATGGAGCCGGGGATGGCGCTAGATCAGAGCGGTGTGTTCATCGACGCACGTTGTTCTAAATGTAGTTTCGCTGGGCAGTTGGGGATACTGAACCAACAAGTCAGAGACGATGAATTTTTGGGGCGTTTGGTGTGGGTTTATAAGGTGGAGACTGCGAATGACTGATGCTATGGCGCTGAAACTGTATTATAAAAGTCGTATGAGTACGTTTGAGGTAGCCAAGGTACTTAACTGCACGGAGGCAGAAGTCTGGAACGCGCTTGCTCGCAACGACAAAGAGAACCCCCGTAAATGACATATAGTGTATCGCCTTGGTCCTTCAGTAAGATCAAAGCCTTTGAGCAGTGCCCTAAGCAATTCTACCATATGAAGATTGCCAAAGACTACACCGAGAAAGAGACCGAGGCGATGCTGTATGGAACTTTGTTCCACGAAGCCGCCGAGAATTTTGTCAAGGACGACACCCCTATACCCGAGAAGTTTAAGTACGCCGAAGCTGCGCTAACCAGCCTGAAGAACAAGCCCGGTAAGAAGCTGTGTGAGTACAAGTTAGGACTCACCGAAGACTTAGAACCCTGCGGCTTCTTCGATGAAAACGTATGGTTTCGTGGTATTGCGGACCTAATCATACTGGACGGTGACACCGCTTGGGTGGTAGATTACAAAACTGGCAAGTCAGCCAAGTACGCTGATAAAGGGCAGCTTGAGTTGATGGCGTTAGCTACGTTCAAGCACTTCCCCGAGATTAAAAAGGTCAAGGCAGGTCTGCTGTTCGTTATCGCAAAGGCTCTTGTCAGAGACAGTTACGAAGATACCGTGGCTCCTATCCTATGGAAGAAGTGGTTGTCCGACTACGCTAGGATGGAGAAGGCTTTGGAGACGAACACTTGGAACCCAAGGCCGAGCGGACTGTGCCGCGCACACTGTGCAGTTATTGATTGCCCTCACAACGGGAGGAACTGATGCCCTACACCAAGAAACCGCGCCCCTACAAAAAAGAGTATCAGCAGCAGAAAGCCCGCGGTGAGCATGGCGACCGCATGGAGCGGCAGCGGGCGCGCCGTGAGATGGATAAGACAGGTAAAGATGCCAACAAGAACGGCAAAGCCGATAAGCGCGAGGGTAAGGACGTCGCGCACAAGAAGCCCCTATCACGCGGCGGCGCTAACAAGGACGGAGTAACCGTCCAGAGCCGCAAACGAAACCGCGCTGCGGGTGGCGCACTGAGTAAGGGCAAGCGAAAGAAATAACACACCAAAGGAGAACTTAAGTGCGGGTTATCAACGATAAAGCAATACTTCTAAACCTGCGAAACCCCGGAAAAGTAACCAACACAATCGCTAAGAGTAAGATCATTAGCGAGAACAA